TGATGGATATGAAATCGCCAGCCTTATAAGTGCCATTTGAGGTTAAATTGATTGTTTGGCTGTTGGGTGTTGGTGTGCCACTTAAACTGGCCACTGTGGCCGTTCCTTGGTTTTGTGTAAACCATGATAACTGGTTCGATGCAAATGTAATGTAATCGGGCAGCTGCCGATCCAAATTATCAATGGCTTGAATAATGTCTCTGACCTGTGGGTAGTACAAAAAATTATGTGGAACTATTGTAAAAACCCATGGCACTGATGTTAAGTATTGGGCAACAGTCATTTGGCCTGATCTGGATACTTGCTGGCCGACTGTTCTCCGATTGTTTACTGTCATCTTTTGTTGAATATCAACAATGTTTTGAAAGCCAGCCATTATGTTCTGCTCCTCGTTGTCGCAATGTTTTTGGTGGCATATTGGTTGGCTGCCCAAATTGCACCAGAGCTGCCATATAGCCGATCCTCAAACGATTTTGTATCAATTGCTTGTATGTTGTAATTGGTGACATTGGTGGTCTGGCCACTCATGCCACCGATCATATTGTTTGGAATTACAGTCGATGCACCTTGAGGCACAATAATTTCTGGGCCATTCTCGCCCACAATCGATGCTTGGCCAGCAGCCAATGGGCCACCTGATGCCCGTCCAGTCAATGTGGCTGCATTGGACATATCGACCACTGGAGCTGGGCCACTCGATGTGCCAGGGAAGCCAGCAAATAATCCACTGAATAATTGGGTGGCTTGAGCTTTGATTTGAATTTGAATCAAATCAGCAATCATGCTGCGAGCCAAATCAGCAAAATTTAATTTGCCTGTTTTGACAAAATTGCTCAATGCACTCGACATTGAATCCACGATTGTATTGAATGTCTTTTTGCCAACATCGGCCATTGTCTCTGAGTTTTCTTGGTATTGCCTGAATGCCTCATCCCATCCAGTGCTGAATTTTGTTCTGGCCTCTTGATTGGCTGCCACCACTTTTTTGGTTTGGCCAACATAAAAATCAGTTGATACTTGAACCAGTGTTTTTTGCCGATCCAATTCGGCTTCCATTTGTGCAGCACCTGGCTTATTTTTATCAATTAAATTTTTCTTTTTGTCGATTTCGTCAAGTGTTCTTTGTTGCTCATTCAATACTTGATTGATGGCATCTTGCATTTCTTTTTCGTTTTTTGTTAATGTTTTGTCTTTTTCTTTTTGTGAAAGAATTTCTAAATTTAAATCTGCTCTTTTTTTGTAAGCATTAAACAATTCTTTTTCGGCCAACAATTGGCCAGAATAACTTTCCACCACTGTCCTGTTTACTTTTTCCTGTGGTTTGGGTGGTGATACTTTATTGTTTGCATCCTCGATTTTCTTAAGTGATGCAACATACTCATCAGAATCTTTTGCCCATTCTGTCGTGAACTCATTCAAATTATCGGTGAGCTGCTTGAAAAATGTGCCCTGTGTATAACTCCGAATATCAAAAAGAGTGTACAGATCCTTGGCCAACAATTTAATGATGCTGCCAAAATGCTGAAATGCTGTAACAGCTGCTTCAACAAAATCGCCAATTGCTTGGGCACCAATTTTGAGCCAGCCAAAAAACATTTCCATCATGGTGCCAGTTTTATGAAAACTATCATAAACCGCATTCATTGTCGGTATAAATGCATTGGTGAATTGTAATGATAGATTTCTGCTCGATGCATCGAGCTTAAGTGACAATTCATGGGCTTGTTCAATAGAATTGGCATACTTGTCCATGGTGCCTTTGCTTTCGGCCATAGTGGCTGCCAAGCCTTTTAGATCCACTCCCCTAATCGATTTGCCCAATGTTTCAAATGCAAGGCCATTTCGCTCGGCTGAATCCTTCATATTGCCAAGAGCTGATACAGTCTTTTCAAATAAATCCTGTTCAGACAAATGCCTTAAATCATTAAGGGAAACCCCTAATTTCTCAAATGATGTCTGAGCCTTGGCATTGCCCTGGACTGCTGACTCTAGCTTGGATGTGAATCCAGAATAGATTTTGCTGGTGGCATCGGCTGAACCGCCATTTTCTTCAAGAGCCTTGGCCAGCTCCAAAACCGATGCTGTGGCCACATCATTGGCTTTGGCAGTCTCCACAATCTTGTTGGAAAACTCCATTGCTGCTCTTGTCATTTCAACAAATGCAGCCACTGACAAAATTTCGGGAATATATTCTTTTAAATCTTTGAGTGAGTTTTTGGCCTCAGAAATGCCTTTTCTGAATTCGGTGGTATCAAGTCCCAGTTGGGCACCTAAACCAGCAATAATATTGGCCATTATTTCACCTCAAATAAATGTGTCGGGCAATCTGGTGCCATCATTGCAAATGCCAAGAGTTTTTGATTGGCTGTTTCCTTTTTATCCTCCTCGCTCAATGGTGGATAAATATAGTCATAAGCCCTTGGAATTATATCCTCGAGTGTATAGGGTGACTTGCCTTTGGGCAACATTTTATTGAATTGCCCAGCTGTTAGATTTCCCAAAACCTCCAAAACGCCACGATTACCAATTAAGCCATCGGCATACATAATGGCAATGTCGTTGAATGTGCCCTCGTCAATTGCTGCTGGATCGGCCCCATGGGCTGTGATGTAGGCTTTGACTTGCCTACGAACCGATCCAATTATTTTCCCTTGGTGGCCGTGTAATTAGGTGAAATTACGCTATTGATCTGCTCGATCAATTCCATTTGAATTGAAAAGGGGAATAATTCCTCGATGTCGGCATAACTGATCGAGGCCATATCAAAGTCTTTATTCTCTGGCACCAATAACCGCACCAGCTCAGTAATCCTGTTTTCAGTCAAAACCTTATTTCTCGATGTCTCTTTGATCGATGTGCCCTTGACCTCGATGTCATTATCCAAGTATTTGATATCTGGATCATTTTCATATTTGGCTCGATTGTCCAAAAACTCCTTGGACATATCCTCATAATACTTTTGAGCCTTGTCCTCGTCAATAATCTTGACTCGTTCAAACATGGCATCAGTTTCGCTTGTCAATGGCACTTTGACCTTGAATGTGTGGCCATTCAATTCAAATGATTTGATCCTGAGTGAATCTTTGTTTTCTGTAAATTTTTGGCCAAAAGCATTTGCAAGTTGATTCATTTTCCTGTTCCCATGTGTTTTGATTTGTATTTTATTAATGCGTCTTTTAAATCGCCAGCTAATGAATTGGTCACTTGGACTGCATTGCTTTCAAGTGCTGGCCGAATGAATGGACTGCCCTCGCCCTTGAGCCATCTGGCTGTGCCAAACTCGATGGCAAATGCCCTGGCATCACTGACCATATGCTGCAATTTGTTGGTCTTTTTGTTTTTGAATGTCTTGGACAAAAGTCTTTTTTCGCCTTCGACATCGGGTTGGAATTTCTTGCCTGGTGCGACTGTCACTCTGGATATCATCACCATTGTGGGTGTGGAGTACAGTGAATGCTTGTCTTTGCTGGTAGGTTTTCTAGTTTCAATTTGCAATGACTTAATGAGCTGGCCAGTATCAATATGTGGCTCCAAAAGGGATCGAGCTGTTTCCAGCACTGGCTTCATGGCTGCTCGACAAGCATTTTTTAAAATATTATTGGCATCCTTTTCACCAAAATCATCATCGATCTGATCAAGCAAATCCTCAAATTCCTTGAATCCAGACCATTCGATTTTGATATCAGTGGCCATTTAATTGAGCTTTCCAATGATGATTTTTTTGAAAATCATGCTATTGAGCTGGATGACGTAATCGACCACTTCCTCTGGGGTCATCGAGTCGGCATGATGTTTGGCAATATCAAACGCCAAATTAATACCAGTAATTTTTTGTTGAGAAAAACCAAACCAGTCTTTTTTACCTGACTCGGCTTGGTTTATCAAATATCCCAAAAGATCATTATTGTTTTGTATTATTGTCATTTTGTTTTATGTGTTGTTTGACCAGCCGTACAAATTACCTCTGGGGTGAATGCTGAATGTGCATTTTGCCTCAGCCTTGGTGTTCATATCAATTTTGAACTCTGATACTCGACCGATGAATGCATAAGCCACTGTATTGGCACCAGCTGTGGCAGCCACCACAAAAGTCCGATCAATCACGCCAGAATAGGCATCAGCTCTCATCAAAAGCAAACCAGCATCTGATGGATTCCATGCAGCCACAATAGTCATCGATGTGGGCTTGGCTTGAGTTGGAATAATGTCGGATTGACGTGATCCAGCCACTGCAAAATTGACTGATGCATCATCTTGGCCAAATGCTGGAATGTCCTCCACAAGCAATTGCTCGCCAGTAGTGCCAGTGCCGTTGGCAATAGTGCCAACAATAGGAGCCACTTCCCCAGTCCAAGTGGACAATTGGGTCAATGTTAATGGGGTTGGAGTTGCTCCAGTTTGACACCAGAGTGACGCACTAAAGCCAGGTAAAACTTGATTTGGTAATGCCATGATTAAATCCTTTGAGAAAAATTAAACGAATTGTTTTGTTTTATCAGCATGGGATGTCCATCCGACAATCCAAGATTATCTGGTGCAATTTTACTTGATCATCATAGGTATTGTATAGCATCGAAATATCAATTTTTGATACCAAAATGCCAGCAAATGACCCATTCACACCAAAAAATCCAGCAAATCCATGCAGAGCCTGAATGATCGTATTTGATGCGCCAAAACAATCACTCATATTGGATGCAAAAACCGATGTTTGAAACACTGGTGTGTCAATGCCTTTGTTGGATTGTGTCGGCCCTGTATAGACTGGCTGATGCACATTCCTCAATTGCCAAGTGACAAATGTTGGCTCATTAGCAAAATTTCTGTTGAAATTTGCATACACTGGCACTGGGTTAACAGTGGCAGCCAATTGATTTTGAATGCACTGGGCATAGACAACAATACTTTGCTGGGTTGTCATACTGCCACCGATGGTGCATTTCTATAACACAAGAATGAAACATTCATTCTGTCGTTTGATTCCATCACATCATTGATCCGATAATCTTGGCCACGCCAGCTGATGGAATAGTGACTTTGATTCATGGACATGGTTTGTGTGTTGGGTGTGAAATTCAAAGTGAATTTGACATTCTTTGTATAAGTCCGATCATCTCTGCTGATTTGTGCAGCATCCCTCACATCCTGAACCAATGCTCGAGTCGCAAACCACAATGTGATTGTGGTGGTCTGCTGCCCAATACTGTCCACGCCATTGGTAACAGTGTTGACATTGATCTGTTCAAAACGTGCAATGGCCATTTATAGCACCAAGGGTTTGTAGGGTCTGAGCAATGCAGCTGCGCCCATGGGAATCTGTTTCAGATTCGTTGATGTGGTATCTGATCTGTTGTTGTACAAATGCGTGAGAATCATCAGCCCAGCTTGTTGGATCACTGGATATGATGCATATGGGCTGGAATTTGACGTATAGATAACAACAATCGGGTTTGATATCGCCTGGTTGATTTCGCTTGGAATGCTATTGCAAATCACCTTATTACCAGTTGGATCGTAAAAATAAGTCGTTGGACTGACAATTGTATAAACTGGTGGAGTGCTGCTGTCCCAATAGCCCACCTCATTGATGATAACACCTGGGCCATATTGGGTGGATTGACTGACTTCAGGCAAATCCAAACTGGCCTGAGTACCGCTTTCGCCATTGTAGGCACCATAATAAACACGATACTTTGTCGGAAATATGCTCATTCCCAAAAAGTCCTCAACCATCATTCTGGTGGCCAGCTCTAGCCCAGACAAATAATCATCCTGACTTTCATCATTGTATAAATTGAGCTGATTGGTGATCTGGCTTAATGTTAACCATGGGGTTGAAACATCACGATCAATCTGCTCAATTTTCTCATAAGAAAATGGATTTCTATTTGTGCCCAAAAATGGGCCATTGGTGTAACTGTCCAGAGCCATTTTGAGCCTTTAAGTTGAAAGTCTCACGCCACCAAATACGTCACGAATTGTGCTGCAAACTCGCTTTTCAGCAAATAAAGTCAAAAATCCTGGCTGTGTTTGTTCAAACCATTGGAATGACATTTCTTCATGGTCGGCAATCGTGACAAATCGCTCCCATGCTGCCAAATAAATTGGGAAATTGCCAGCACCAATTTGCTGCATATAGGGATTGGGAATCACTCGATGGCCAAAAATATTGCCGACTGAATAGCCGTCTTTATCGCCAATTTCAAGAAATAGTGGCAAACCACCAGAGTCCTTCAATTCACGCAAATAAGCAATGGTATTGGGATGCATCATCCATGCTGTGGATGGCATATTGTAGTATTGGGGAGGCAATGCAGCATTGAGTGCAGCAATGTCGTTATAAACAATTGCACCGCCAGTGGTGGATGACACTGTCAAAACTGTGTGAATACCATTGGTGATGGCCGATCCATTCGATCCAAATGCAGCTGTTGATCCACTGGTATAACTATTCAAACCACGCAATCCCAATGTACCACCATAAACAGTCGTTGTCGTGCCAGACTGGTCATTGTTCAACATCATGGATAATGCTTCTTGCTGTGAAAACTCTAAACCGACATCGGTCAAAATGGTTTCATTCAAAGCATTGATATCGCTCAAAACTGCTGTACGAACTGGCACTTGAGCTGCAATTGATCTGATGGGCAATTGCCAAAATGATGTGGCAGTGTTGGGTGTTCCCACGTTGGGTGTGAATGTATATCCCCAAGGATTGGTCGGATTGGTCACATTACCAGTCTTGACCACAAATGCCTCATCTGAGCCAATGGTCATAATTTCTCTTGATCCAGCTGCTCTGAATGGGTTTGCTAAACGCAATGCTGCAAACGCATCATCATAAATAACTCGACCACCGACACCAGAGCCTGAGCCAGTGAGTGCTGATGCCTCTTTCAAATTGATCGTCACTCGCTTTTGCTTTGTGAGTGATTTTTGAATGGCCTCAAGAATGATGTTTGTGCTCATAAATAAATCCAAAAAATTTTAATGATAAAAAGGTAGGGGAGCAATGCTCCCCCACACTTTTAGTTTGCTGCCGTAGCAGTTGATCGATAAGCAATGATCGAGAATGGATCAACGTTAGATGCAGCCAAACGCTTCTCACCGAAGAATGTGATATAGCCTGGCAATGTCTGATCGTATCTGCGTAGGATCATGTTCAAACGATCGACAATGGTGTGGCCACGTTGCCAGTCCCCAAAGTACATTGGGAACTTGTTCAATGTACCAGCTGATGCTGTGGTGGTTTGTGATGGATTATCAAGGTACTTGTTGACCACCACATCAAAGCCAAGCATTGTGCCCACGATACCTGTGCCAGGGCCATCGTTCAAGGGATGCATACGCTCGAAAATTGGTGTGCCATTAGAGTCTTTCAATCCGCGGATTTGAGACAACATGAATGGGTTTACCAAGAACTTAGCAGTAGGAGTCCAGTATTGTTGTGGCAATGAGTAGATGAAATTGACCACATCGGTATACGTTACATTGGCTGCGCCAACAGTATTGC